AGCTACTGCAGCCTTATCTGCGTCAGACACTTCAATACCTTGAGACTCTGCAAACTCTTGGGAAGCCATTGCCTTGCTAACATTCATGACTCCTCCTATTTTACTCCCAGCTTTCCCTCCAGCTAAAGGACCAGCACCTAAGGCTGTACCAGCTATAGCACCGATAGCCATTGCACCTATATAGAACTACCCAAATTACCCATAGCCTCTGAATAAGCTGCAGCAGGGTCCTCAGCCATAGCCTTACCAGCTGCGTTGTTACTCTCTTCACTGATAGCGTCTGGGTCATGGTCAGCTAGTCCACCGAAGTCAGCAGGTTGTGCTTCATTCTCAGCAGTCTTCTCTTCTTGTTCACTAACGGCATCTTTAACTTCAGTGAATCCTTCTGGGATTGGAGCTTGAGGTTTACCGTCAATGAATAGAATCATTTTGACAGTACCATCAGGTCCTTTAAATCTTTTATAGTATGAACCTACGTTCCCTTGGGTCGAGGTACCGGACAATGATCCGACAGTACTTCCTACTCCCCAGTCACTAGGTTTAAAAGTAGACTCAGGAAGTTCAGCACCTACTGTACCACCATCAGCATAACCAGGACGGAAACGAGGAACTAAACCGCCTGTAGCCATCTGTGGCTCACTCTCAGACATTACTTGTTGTAGCATCTGCATCTCTTCTGGAGATAACTCCTCCTCACCACCTAGACCTTCAGGGGCTTCATTGGGGCCACCAGTGTCACCACCAATACGACCATCCTCGTCCATCTTAGCTAAGCCAGCTTTAGCTTTAGCTCTGAGGTCTTCAAAGAGTTTCATACCATGATAACGAAGGACATCAGCAGGGACTACATACTCACCCTCAGACAACTGAGTACCTATATCGTCACGTACCTCTTCAGGTAGTGAACCAGGGGGAATCTCATTGCCTGACTCAGGATCAATAGGCATCTCTGGGGCATTCATCCCACCTTCACTAAAGAAACTCATCTGGTCATCACTTTTCATTGTTCACCTTCTCACGTAGTTGTTTTAGTTTACGGTAAGCTCTGATCTCACCTTGAGCACTTCTAACGTCATCAATCTCTTTAGCTTGTTCTAGACGTACACGACTAAATTCAATTTCTTTTTCAAGTTCTTTGAGGAAGCTATCCCAGAGTTTACTATCATTGACTAGTTTCTTGAGTTGGTTTGGAGCTGTTGGTGCCTTAATAGGTTGCTTCATTGAGGTGGCCCCTCACCTGGAGGTCCTGCTGGAGGGGTCCCAGCGTTACCACTGAATCCTTGTTCACCAGGGGCTGGCGCTTGACCTGTCCCTATGTTACCCCCACCAGCGCCTGTAGGGTCCTGTGGGTTAGCCCCTGGAGGCCCCTGTGGAGGTCCTGCTGGTGGTTGTGGTTGTGTGGCTTGGAACTGCTTTAGTATCTCAGCTTGGACAGCAGCAGCCTGCATCGAGTTAGTAACCTTATCTGGATCAAGCTCCATGCTGATAGCAATCTCACGAATGATATAATCCATCTTAGCGAAGGGAGCGAGTACTGGGTTTTGAACCACACCTAGGAAGGACATGAGACGTTGACTGCGTACTTCGTTAGCCATAAGGGAACTAGTACCTGAAGCTTTAACCTCTAGGTCACCACGGATAACAGGGTCAAAGTCGAACTGCATATTAAAGCTAAACATTGCCTTACCTAGAGGTGACAACAGGTAGTCGTCTACGTTCTTAACCACTGTACGGATAGAACCGTTTGCAGCAGACATCAGCATAGAGATACCTGAGGCTGTACGGCCTACACCAGAGACACCAGTTTGACCGTGGGCAAAGGAAGGGAAACCAGTAGATTCATCTGAGAGTACTCGTGCCTTGTCAAACATCTGCATATTCTCGTTAGACACGTTAGGGAACTTAGTCCCAAAGATAGCTTGCCCTGGGGCACCACCTTGGCGTTTAAAGACTTTGCCTGGGTATACGGAGAGGTCCTGGCCTGGAGTCAAGTTAGTCTCATCAATCTCGAAGACCATGTTACCTGACAGAGCAGCGTTATCTACAGCCATCCGCATAAAGCCGTTCATCAGCATCTGAGTGTCTTCCATGTTCTCAGCTACACCGATACCGAAGAAGCTGTATGGATTGATCTCGTAAGGGAAGGCGTAGTAAGGAATGTTGACTGGTGTGAATGGATTAAAGACGATACGTAGTACTTGACCGTTACAGACCCATACGTTTACACTAAGACTATCTTTACCCTTGTGCTGGGCAGGTACGTTGATGTTATACTGGTCGATAATCTCTTCGTCAATGTTACCCCAGAACTCTAGGACTTCATAACGTTCAGTGCTACCACCGTTGGTTTTATCTTCCATGATAAGCTCCCACCATTCCTTATCGTAGGACGGTCCAAACTTAGCTGCTTCATCAATATCTTTCTTACGGAAGTGAGGACGCTTCTTAAGGCCCATCAACTGAGTACGAGACATCTTGTGGCGCTCTACATTGAACTCAGCTTCATCCATGTTCTTAGCTTCTGGGTCAGGGTAGAAGTTCCAGATAGAGGTGTAAGAGATCATTGGGATAGTTTTGATGGTAGGCTTGTACTCACCATCCTCGCCCCAATCAGCATACTCTTTATCGTAAGCAAAAGGACCTTTCATGATACCAGTGCCAAACAGAGCACACTCAAAGGCTGCACTACGAAGGTGCTTAGAGGCTTTAGACTCCTCTAGCTGATCATGGATTTTCTTTTCCATCTTCTTAGCCGCAATATCAGCAGGATGGAATGTCACAGCAGTAGGTGTAACCCCAGGTCCAGACACTAGCTTATCCATCACTGGCTCTAGTTCTTCTTCTAAACCAGCGAGACGACCAAGGAAGTCAGTGTATGTCTCACCAGGGTTAAGTGTAGGACGTGGCTTAGGAGACGCTGTAGGGTCCTCTACAGGCCCATCTGTTAGTTTATCTAGCTCAGGGTTAGTCTCGAAGTGTACAGTGTCCTCTACCCCCTCTGGAAGGCGTGTACGGTCAATTGTAATAGGGAACTTATTGTTGCCAAGAAGAACCTCAGTAATTTGACCTGAAGCTGCCAGTACCTTAGTCTTAGTTACTTTGACGAATACTTGTGACTTCTCAGTCTCTGTAAATTCTACGTCAGGACCATAGAGACCACGATAGTTACGGTAAGCACTAATCCAACGTTCCTCTTCAGTGAAGCGGGCAGTCTTAGACTTACTAAACCTTTCAAGAACAAAGTCAGCAACCTTATTACTCTCGGCTACCTGTACTTCCTTCTCGTCGTCATCAAACTCATTCATGTGTTTAGTTTCCTAAAGTGTTCTATTAGTACCCGAAGGTGGAGTCAGCTATTGGCCGTCTACGTTGTGATGTTAGATCAATATCGAAGAGACCAACTTTAGGTCTTGTCATAATACCGTATCTCAAAGCATCGTATAGGTGGTCTTCAGCGTTAGTATCTACGTCTTCTGGGTTGTTTTTACAAAGAGGTAAAGAAGGAAGTTGAGAGATAATATTCCTACAAGTGTTAAAGAATACTAGTCTTGGTTCTTCTGTGAACTCGTCTACCTGTAGTCGTCTGTGTAGTTCGTTCTTACCAGCTACTCTTGAACCTCTAGACCTATCTGAAGGTCTCCAACGACAACCTTTAACGATCATCTGTTCAGCTAAGCTAGGGCCTGTATCACCTCTGTTGTGCCAGAGTGAGGAGTCAAGTACACCGTAAAGCATACGCTCACCTTCTTCAGCTTCGAGGATCAAATCAGCAAGATCACTAGCTGTAACTTTAGAGCAGTACATCTCACGGTAGACAATAAGCTGTCCCGAGGGGTGTAAAGCAAACCAAACCACTCCAGTAAAAGAACCGTATCCGTAGTCACAAGCCCTGAACCTAGGCCAGTTCTCTGGTATATCAAATGGTTCAATAACGTGGATAGACGGGTGGAACTCAGTGAATGCTGCACCCTCATTGACAGACCAGTCACCTTCAAGCAGTTGGCGTCTCTTAGCTTCTGGGAGTGACAGAAGGTTAGCTTCGTACATACCATCTTCAGCTAGGTATGGGTTATCTTGTAGTGTCGCTGGGATAAACCTACGCTTTAACATAGGTTGGCCAACGAGATTGTTCTTTACAGCGAACTTAGAGGTCTTAGGCCAGACCATTACCTCTCTAGTCTCCCTGTCAGTAGCCCAGAAAGCTTCATTAGCAGGAGCAGGGTCGATAAAGGTCTCTTTAACCCACTTATGACCTACACCACCAGGGTTAGTAGTAGCTCTCTGGTAGAGTTCTAGCCCAGTGCCCTTAGATGTACGTAGACGAGACCTCATATAGTCCCATGTGTACGGTGTTTGCCACTGTGTAAGTTCATCGAAGCCAATCCAGTTAAAAGCTTGGCCCTGATATCGTTCTACATCGTCATCTCTGTCAAGGTAAGACATCCAAAGCTGAGCACCAGAAGGAAACTGCCATGTTTTGTCTCTCTCTAAGAATTTAGCGCCTGGGACAGCCCTAGGATAGAGTTGTTTAGAGATAGAGATCAGTTCTCTTAGTTCTTCAGTACTACGACGCACTAGAAGCTTGTTAGAAGCCGGGTTATTGACGTACCGTACAGGGTCAGCTACCATTGCGAAGCTTTTACCACCACCAGCAGAGCCACCATAGAGTACTTCTTGCTCTGAGGAGGATAGGAAGTCAGTCTGAGGGCCAGGGTTAGGCTCAAAGATGATCTTCTTCTCTACAGCTACCTTCTTAAGAGTCTCTTGCACTACTTCTGTGTCTAACTCAGGGGCTTTAGCTGTAGCTGGAATCTTAGTCTTCTCTTGTGATTCTGTCTTCGAGTGGTCCGAGGAGTTTGCCTTCGATGGCTTCCGCTTTTGCGATAGCTTCTTTGTACCTTTTGGCAAGGTAACGTTGGTTTGCAGCCTCTGTCTTCCGTCTATACTCAAGGTTTACTCTCTTATACAATCCTACGTGTGAAATTGGCTTTCCGCTTTGTTCTCCCAACCA